ATGGCGTTGGTCAAACCTACACAGGCTCAACGGCCCCGATTCTCACTCAGGTTGGTGGCGCTACAACGGCCACATCGGGAACAGGCACGACCGCGACAGTGACCCTAACCAGCGCATCTAACTTGGCAGTTGGCGATCTAATCACGGTTGCCAACATCACACCAGCAGGTTACAACGGAACATTCGTTGTCACCGCTGTAAGCAACACTTCACCATTCTCGGTCAGCTATGCCAACGCAACAACAGGTGCGCAAACGGTTGCTGGAACCGTGTCAGCCCCTGCCCAAACGAGCATTACGGCTCGTTCAAACGGAACTTTAGCAATGGCTGTCAAAGGTAATACTTTTATCGGCAACAGCCCTTTAGTTCCTGCAACAAACCCAACAGGTGGCGGCATTCTTTACGTTGAAGCTGGTGCGCTGAAATACCGCGGAAGCTCTGGAACTGTCACAACGATTGCGGCAGCCTAATGACTTTTGAACTTGCCCCCGAAAGAAAAAAACAAATTCTTGCTGAACGTATTGCGAGCCTGAACGAAGAAGGTTTTGTGGCTGAACTCAACGCCAAAACTTTAGACGTTACAGGGCAAGATTCGAGCAACGCTTGGCAGTTAGTCAATCAAGTCACAAAGGCTTTAGAGCTACACAATCAACTTTTAAAAGAAATGAGCAAATAATGGGTTACAGAAAACCGTTTTTAAAAGTAGGCGAGCTTTATGGATCGACACTCAACCGACCACACCCACACCGTGGCCTCGATTTCCCTGTCAAAGCTGGCTCAAAAATCGGTTCTACAAGTGCCGGTGTCGTGACTGCGACTGGTTGGTCTGATGTTTTGGGCTGGTATGCCATCGTAAAAGACCAGGCTGGCATTTATTGGGGCTATAACCACATGCTCAAAGCTTCGACATTGACTAAAGGGCAAGTTGTAAAACGTGGCGGTCTTATTGGGCTAGTTGGCGCAACAGGTTCGGCAGCGACAGGCCCACACTTGCACCTAACAGCTTCAAAAGACCCTAACGGCAACTTTGCTGGCGAAACTCTAGACCCATTGAAAGTTTTGAAGGGCAAATAGTGCCTTACGGTGTCAGCAACGACCAAACAGACTGCAACGGCTGGGCTATGGTCAAACAAGACGACTATGGCCAACTAGAAACAGTCGCTTGTCATGCCACAAAACAAAATGCCATTGACAACATGATTGCCGTTTCGTTGGCTGAAGGCATTGACCCTTTGGGCGAGATGCGTGCAAGTAAAGTCAAAGTTCTTATTTGCGACATTGACGACACTTTGATTCATAACGGTCGCATCATTCCCGATGTAAATGACTTTATGAGTTCTCAAGACTATGGAATCATTTTGGTGACTGGTCGTTTGATTGACACTCGACGAGCCACAGAGCAACAGCTTGCTAAACTTGGAATAGATTACGACCAACTGAAAATGAACGATTTAGGCAGCACTGCTAGGTCGATTGAGTTTAAAAAGAAAACAGCTGAAGAGCTGTTGAAAGTGTATGAGGTTATGATGGCGATTGACAACGACGGCGCAGCACGCGAGGCTTACGCTTCGCTAGGTATTCCAACTGTTGACCCTGCAAACCTACCTGCGCAGCGTGACTTGACTATGGATCCAACCCAGCCAAGCCCTGCACAGTTGACTGCACCGCTACCGACTGAGCTTCTTGGTCAAGACAACAAAGCACCTGGCATCAACCCGACCCAGCCCGACATGGAAGCTGTCACAACAACTGACCTTTACAACCAGTTGCGCGACCTTTTGGGCGATGTTGTTGGGTTTAGATTTTTAGCACACGGTTTTCACTGGAACGTGCGCGGAATCAACTTCCAACAGTTCCACGATTTCTTTGAAGAAATCTATACCGATGCCAATGACTCAATCGACGGTATTGCTGAAAACATTCGCAAAATCAACTTTGATGCGCCGTTCAGACTTGCCGAGTTTATGGAGTCTGCACCGGAATCAGAGCCGACCGATTCTAGCGATCCGTTAGAAATGTGTCGTTCGCTTTACACGGCCAACGAAGATGTGCGCGAGTGCATCGTCAAAGCACTTGACCTTGCTGACGACCTAGAACAACAGGGCATTGTGAACTTCTTGGCAGAGCGTCTAGACATGCACAGCAAATGGCAGTGGCAGTTGCGCGCTATTGTTGGCGACTCGTTTGCAAAGAACTATGAGATTGACGTTTTGGCAATTGCTGAAGGCAACGAAACTGGGCAGGGTAACGAAGATGTTGCACCGGCTGATGCGTCTGCTGGCACAAACCAAAGCGCGAATGCTATTGCGAACAATCAGCCAGTGGTCGAAATGAACTCGACCAAGTGGGCTAACGCTGCCAAAGCTATTTTGCGCAAACTTGACCCAATCCAAACCGCGCCTATGCCCGAAACTCGTTCAGGCAAACTTGAAACTCGCGTTATCAACGCACACTTTGAAATGCGTGGCGAAACTCTTGCAGGGTCGGGCATGCAGTTTTCGGGTTATGCAGCCATGTTTGACAGCCCTAGCGAACCATTGCCATTTACCGAAGTTATCGCCCCTGGAGCGTTCAAGCGTTCTTTAGCTTCACGCAACGATGTAAAACTGCTTTGGAATCACGAAACAGGGACAGTTCTTGGTTCGACTCGTTCGGGCACTTTGCAACTGGTCGAAGATGCTAAAGGCTTGAAGGCTATTGCAACGTTGCCTGACACTCAAGCTGGGCGCGACGCTGCAACACTTATCAAGCGTGGCGATGTTGCAAACATGAGCTTTGGGTTTACAGTTCCAGCTGGTGGCGATTCATGGTCACTAGACGGCCAAATGCGCACGCTCAACTCAGTTCGTTTGCACGAAGTGTCTATCGTGGCATTCCCTGCATACCAAGCAACTAGCGCAAGTGTTCGCTCGGCTATCGACACCGATGAACTTGCAACAGCACTCGAAAAACTTGAAACTGGTTCGGATCTAAACGACACCGAATCGTCATTGCTTCAAAACATCATCACCAAACTAACCAAAACCGAAGTGGTTGTTTCTGACACGCTAGACGTGAAAAGAAAAAACCTTGACCTACTAATGAGCATCTAATGGCTACTCAAGAAGAAATCAAACAGACTATTTTGACGGCCGCAGGCAATCCAATCATCGGTGCTATTGTTGAAAACGTCGATGCACTGGCCAAGGCGGTTTTTCAGCTAGAGAACCCTGCACCGGCACAAGAAACTCGGGTTGTTGTTCCCGACGAAACGCGTTAACTTCCCAGTCGCGTTGGCCCTACCGTTCCCCTTTCTCGGCGGTAGGGCTTTTTCTTTGCTCAAAATAAACATGTTTTTTAGGGTATAAAATTAAAACAAGTGTTCGGCGTTAGCGCGGCATGGTTCTGTTCGGAGTTAGCTCGGCAGGTTCAACATTCAAATCTAAACTTTCAGAAAGAGAGTAAACATGTCGTCATTTCTAGACGCACAGGTTGAAGCTCGTCAGAAGGCTTGGCACGAAGCAAAGGCGATGCTTGACAACGCTGCTGCTGAGAAGCGTGACCTAACTGCTGCCGAAGAAGAAGCCTATGGCCGTATTACAGCCGACCTTGAAGCGCGCGCTGCTCGCATCGAGGATTTCAAAAAGGTTGCAGAACGCGAAGAGCGTGCCGCTGCTGCCGCAACTGGTTTCACACCAGCTGTTAGCCCATCAAACGACCCTTCAGAGCAGATTCGCCGTCTCGCTCGTGGCGACGTTCGTTCGCTCGAGTTTGGTGCTGGCGATGAGAAGCGTGTTGGTCTTGTTCCTTCAACTACTGGCGCACCAGTTCCAACCTCGTTCTACAACCAGGTTATTGCTGTTGCTAAGTTCGTTGGCCCAATGCTTGCAACTTCAACCATGCTCCGCACTGCTTCAGGTGAGCCACTTCAGATTCCTAGCCAGGCAACTTACTCGGCTGGAACTCAGACTGCTGCCGGTTCGGTATTCAGCGAGTCTGACCCAACCTTCAACAGCTTCATCACTTTGAACTCATACAAGTTCGGTGGCATCATCACTGTTGCTCGCGAACTAATCGAGGACTCAGGCGTTGATCTTCTTGGCTTCCTATCTGACCAGATCGGTATCGGCCTTGGTACCAGCGTGAACGGTGCTTTGACCAACGGAACTGGTTCGGTTACTCCAAACGGTATCGCTGTTGCAGCTTCTTCAGCCGTGACTGGTGGAACTGGTGTTGCAGGTGCTTTCACTGCTGACAACCTAATCGACCTTGTTTACAGCTTGAACACTGCTGCACGTCGTCGCCCAGGTGCTGGCTTCCAGATGTCGTCTGCTGCGATTGCTAACGCTCGTAAGTTGAAAGACGGTTATGGCCGTTACATTTTCGACCCAGCTCTATCGGCTGACAAGAATGACTTGCTTCTTGGTTACTCAATCTTTGAGAACCCTGACCTTGCAACCCCTGCTGTTGGTGCAAAGTCTGTTTTGTTCGGTGACTTGGCTTCTTACTTTGTTCGCGAAGTTGGCGGCATCCGTCTAGACCGTTCAGACGACTACGCGTTCGCAAACGACCAGGTTGCATTCCGTTTCTCATGGCGTGGCGATGGCAACTTGCCTCAGACCTCACACATCAAATACTTCAAGGGTGGCGCAAGCTAACCCCTGATTCAAAAACTGAGAACCCCGACAGTGCGTAGGCTGTCGGGGTTCTCTTTTGCTATGATAGCCCTATCGTCTAGAGAAAGGCAATTGTGAGCAAATCTGCTAACCCTGCGCGCCGAAAAGGCACAATCAGCTGGTATTCAAACAGCCCTGACAGCCCAACAGGCTACGGTGTGCAGTCTGACCAAGTTCTTCGCCGTTTAGTCCGTGACGGTCATTCTGTGGCTGTTTTAAGCAACTACGGCCAAGACGGAACTTTTGGTGAATGGAATTCCGGTTTTGGCAAAGTCAAAGTTTATCCGCGCGGAGCCGAACCTTATTCTCA